TCTAAAGAATCGTCTCTTGATTTAAAAGAAAATTCATATGTTCTACTGTAATCAATCCCTGTAGAATTTAATATTAATCCAGCGCCATTTAATTCTTCGTCATTTAAATAGGCGTAAATTTTTTTGATTTGTTCTTCGTTGCTTGGATTATATCTAGAATAGATACCAGCAGCACCGCCACCGTCTAACACATGAACATCACCAGAAGATGCTAAATGGATAGATTTGTGATGAAAGTGTGATTGTTCAACAGCGTGAAGTTTCTTAAATGTTGCATTTCCGGTAACATCTAAATTGTGAGTATATGCAGTTAATACTCTTGCTCCGGGGTTGCCAATATTGACTATTCTATTACGAAGAGGAATTATATTGTCGTTTAAGAATGTGGATTTATCTACAACTAAATTACCAGAGGTAAACACTCCAGAATTAGAATAAAGAGAACCGCTAGATAGAACATCTTTAAGAGTTCGTAAGTTGTTATCAAAACTTCCAGATCCTAATACCTCTAAGTTTCTAGAAACTAAAACTTTTTGATTAGCATTAGTACTATCAGAAATGTAAACTATACTTGGTACGGTTGAAGGATTTGTTCTTTTATCATCAAAGTATATACCACTAGTAAGATATAGATTTTTAAATTTGTAATCCAAAGAACCTAAATCAAAAACTTCAGATTGCGATGGGTGTGTATCTCCACCTATTTGCAATACTGCTCCCAAGTGTAAACCGCTTGCAGCAATACCTAGCCTTAGATTAGATTGTGTTAAGTCGCCTTCTAGTAATGGTATTAATCCCAGACCAGATGGGTTTGCACAAATGTAAGCATCGTCTACTGGGTGTGAAGCAACAAAAAATCTATAATCATCTTCGTCGGACACATAATATCCGGCACCGTGACCAATAGCTATGTTAAAATTGCCATTGCGGTTAAAATTTAAGGTATAATTACCAAGACCAATATTAGATATGCCGACTGTAGTTCCAGCTAATGCATGATAACCTAAGCCGACATTATCAGAGCCGTTGATATTACAAGTTAACGCGCTAGAACCTAATGCCGTGTTTCTTTCACCTTGGGCGTTAGACTTTAAAGCAAATGAACCTATGGCAGTATTATCTATACTATTATAACCAGATATATAAGCTTTTCTTAGTGTGTCTATGCCTAGTCTGGTATTACCGTCTCCAAAAGTATCTAAGTTTTTACTTGATATATTCTCATTGGCAGATAGCAAATGTATAGAATCAATAATATCTATTAGGTTATGCCTAATATCATGCGGAGAAATTTCACCAGTAGAATTATCTGATATCTCTGTAAATATATTTTCTACTAGTAAGCCTTTAGATAGTATCATTATAGGTCTTTCTAAAGATTATTTACTTTAGACTAATTTCTAAAGATCGAATATTAAATCTAACACTATCGGCTTGTCTAATTGTTCTTGGGGATGCTAGTGCTGAGTGCATTAATAAATTGCCTTGACCATATACTGAACTATCAAGTATGGCTATACCGCTCACATCGCCCCAATCCGCATCAGCTTCGTTAAAAGAAAGATTTACGTTGTTTTTAATAAATCCATTACCATCATAAAGAGTAAATCCGGGATCTGATTGTACTCCAGATCTAACTGACGATAGTGGAGCAAATAATTCAACAGAAGGATATTTATTTGGAAATGTAAACTTAAACACTTGCTGTGGAGTTGTAGTGTCTAAGCTCCTAGCCAAAGATTCGCTTGTGTATAATGGATAAATATATCCACTAATAGAAGAACTTGTCCTATTCAATAGTGTGCTAGCATTAGAAAAATTAACTAGTTCACCACTATTAACTTGCACTGTAAATGTAGTAACGGTGTCTTGACCAACGTTTGACCAAAAAAACGCTCCACTTAAAGCTGGATCTCCTAAAGAAATTCTTGAGTATCCAGTTGGTACGCCTACTTGTGTTCCTGTTGGTACTTCAGGAATAGTGGCTCCAGTATCTGAATCTTTAACTAATCCATTTGTTAGAGCTATTGCTATAGCTGAAGGTTTTGGGAAGCTATTACTACGAAAAAGATGATTCAATAGTTGACTTTCAAGATAGTCTGAAATTGCTGCCATTATTCTTCTCCTAAAAAATCCTTGTAAATGAAGTGTTCTATTGGTATATACACAAAAAGCCACCCCCTGACGAGAGAGGGTGGCTTATGTAATGGATGCTAAATAATATTAGAATGAGCCAAGGATCACTCGTCTATTATCTAGAACGCCAAAGCCAAGCTCTGCCCAGCCATAGTAACCGGCGCGCTGCTGACGATGAAGAGTGGGATCTTCAAACACCTGTAGCTGTTCCTTAACTGGCATAACAAAGCTATCATTAGCGGACTGATCAAGACCAACAACAAGCTCAAGATCGCTAGCTTGGACATTGCCAGCAAGCTGGTTGTCGAAGAAGTTTTGATACTCTTGGCCTTCGCCAATTTCATCAAGATCATGAAGATTAACACCGAAGATGCGCGTAATTGGTGCGCCACCTTCTGAGGCAGTGTAAATTTCACGACGGGTTACTTCGTCTATTTGATCAAGACCCCAGTTGCGAACGTCTTCTAAGGCTTCTGGTGAAACGTAGAGGTCTGTGAGGCGACCACGACCAACAGAAGCACTATTGCCGCCAGAATTGCGGCGCATTACGGTCTGCATAAGAGAAACTAATCTCTTTGTGAACAGACCGGCTGTGGCATCACCGTCATAGACAAGGATGTTACGGTCAACACCAGCAGCGAGAAGAGTATGCCAGCCATCGTCATTCATTTTCTTGACAAAGCCAGCTTCCATTACCTGCATTGCACGACCAACGATATCCCAACGAGCTTCGCGGGCATAACGTAAGAGATAATCGACAGAAGAAGCAATGTTATAGGTTGGAATCATCACGTAGTCGCCTTCGACCGAACGCTCTGGAATTCTACCGTGACCGGGATTGGTGTAAGCGACATGCTCACCTTCAAGGCCGGGACTGATAAGATCAAGAGGGAATTCGGTTGTTGAACCGGCTTCTACATTGATTGTTTCAAAGATGTTACCGAGGACATTACCAACGAGAACACCTTTACGAAGGGGTAGTTCAAGAGCTTTAGCAAACTCACGTTGAGCAGCTTGTGCTACTTGAATATCAGAATCACCCGACTTGCGGAGGAGACTGATGAATTCATCACTAGGTCTTTCATTTGTAGGCATATTATATTTCTCCTTTTGTATTTATTTAAGTTCAGAGGGGTAGGTTGACTTCGACTTTGCAGTAACCATCGGCATCTTTACTAGTCAAGAATGCTCCAATTTTTGGACCTTGATTAGTTGCCATAGTGATGTTACCAGCAGTAGAAGTACTAGTATAAGCGCCAGAACCGGCAACTGGTGTGCCGTCTACATTATTTGTTACAACATAGCCCTTGCGGAGTACTGTAACTTTACCACCCTTCTGCACTTCATCCTTATGTTGATTTAGATGTGTGCGGGTAAGATCTTTATTAACAACGTCATTGAGTAGAACACCAACTGGCACACCGCTTGTTGAATACTTCACAAGATTTACACCTTGATCCATAGAAGCGCCAGAGCCAGCAGTAACGTCGAAACAAACCACGCCACCGCGAGTGGCAGTGCCAGCATTGTAGAAAAAGCTGATATCTGTCTGAAGTTCATATCTATCTGATTTTAGAGCCATATTAATTTCTCCTTATTATTCACTTACGAAGTACGTTTTTTTCAAGCCACTCTGCTACGCTAGCTCTTGTGGCGACAAGTTCATCTGTATCGTTAGAAGCATCAACTAGAGTAGCTTCTGTGACTGAAACACCTTCAAAAATTTCTTCTGCTGGTGCTTCTTCTGAAGCTGTAACTGTTGTGTCTTCTGACTTTGACTTTTCTTCCTTTTTCATCTTTTCTTCCTGCCACTTAGCCATTTTCTTCTTCATAGCAGCAAGAACAGTTTCAAAGGCTTCATCACTAAGAGCATCATATGCTATTAATGATTCTTCAGCTTCTGCGTCTTCAAAACCAGCTTCAATTAAGCTAGCCTTGCGCATTGACATTTTTTCTTTCTTTTTCATGTTCATAAGCTCTTCGTCTTTCTTCTTCATTTCGCCGTCTTTCATAGCAACGGTTTCGTGAAGTTGACTTAGAAGAGTTTCTTTTTCTGCGAGAGAAGCTTGAAGATTCTTAACTACTTCGTCTTGCTCTGCTATAGCTGCTTCTAGCTTGGCGATTGAATCGACATGCTCTTTTGAAGCTAGGGCTTCTAGCTGATCACGTAGAGTTTTGTTCTCTTCTTTAGCAGATGCTAGCTCACTACGAACTTCAGCAAGCTGCTTCTCTAAAAGATTTAAATCTGACATATTATCATCTCCTTTAGGAAAACTAGTTAAATTTGAATCAGAAGTTGCATGAAAAGCTCTGCTAGAATCAAGTATAACACTTCTTGGGTTTGCTGGTTTAGATACTAAACCTTTACCAGAAAAAGAAATGTCTCTTAATAATCTACCAACTTTGTAGCCTTCATATTCTCCAGTACCACCGTAGGCACGTAAATGCTTAGTTAAAAATGCTGATCCTTCATTTCTTTCCAATTTTTTAGCATCTCCATTATTATCTACTAAAGCATAATCAAACCCAGCAAACAAACATTCCATAGAAACAAACCACTTGCCATTTTCTATTTCAGCAATAATTTGAGTCATTCTTTCCCTATTTTCTGGATTTGTCCAGCTATTATATAGCACAGCCTCGGTTATAATGTCGAAATCCTCTGGCTGAGTATCACTTGATATTAGTTGTCCATTTTTTTCAACTACATAGCTGCCGGTAATGTGACCAATAATATCATTTTCATTGTGCATGAAGTTAAATTGTTTGTCTTCTGGTGTATTTCTAGCGGCCCAAGTTTGACTTGGATCAAAAACGTCATCATTTTTGTTCCATCCTGTAGAAACTAAAATAGATTTGATGTAATATAAATCTATCTGTTTCGGATTGGCGCTTTGCGCTTTTACTGTCTCTGCGAATGCTACAGAATGATTGCTAATAGTTGTAGAAACAGAAGCGGGGGAACAATAAGCGACACTGGCAGATGCTTGTACAGCATCAGCTACACCGTCTCTAATTTCTTGTGGATATATTTTCATTTTTGCTCCTCTCAACATTATACACAAAAGAGTATTTTTTTTAGATTTTTATGTATTTTCCTCAACATACTGACCTATAACACTTCTTCTATAAATATCAATATTCATATTATCCATGTTAATATTAGCTGATTTTAACTTACTCATAAATTCTGGAGATGTTTTTAGTCCAGCCTTCAAAATAGAAAAAATAGATTCGTCGCTAATATCTGAGAGTATTTCTAAGTTAGTGAAAATATCTAACTTTAGTTGCTCTAAATCATTAAATTCTGCTTTATTTAATTGTCGAAGATTTTTCTTGTTGTGTACGTTTAGATATGCATTTGTGAGCGTGGAAGAAACTTTATTCCAAGCAGATTCTGTCCAAACTACTAATTCAGCTACTCCCGGCTTAGACTTTGGTGTAGCAACACGCTGTTTTCTTACAGTTGTGTCTTGCTGAAAATTTGGTCTTCCGTTTTGTTTAGTCTCTTTTTGTTTTTTGATATTGATTTGTCCTTGTTTATTAATTTTTTCTAGATCTTGTTTGTGATTAGCGTTGTGAAACGGGCTGGCCTTTGGTGGCC